TGACCCCCTCGACGCGTGAGGCGGCGCGCCGCATCGGCATCACCGAGACCGCGCTGCGCAAGGCCGAAAGTGCCGGGCGCATCGTGCGCGAGCCGGACGGCCAGTGGGACATCGACAAGACCCGCCGTCGCCTGGTCGAGACCGCGGACCCGAGCCGCTCGCGCGTGGCCGGCAGTGCCAACGCCGACGGTACACCGTTCGCGCGGCTGAAGGTCGCGCAGCTGGCGCTCAAGGTCGAGGCGCAGCGGCTCGCGCTCGACGAGAGCAAGCGCCGGCTGGTCGACGTCGCCGAGGCCGACGCGACGATCGACGAGGTCGCCGGGGCGATGCGCGATGCGCTGCTGAACTGGCCCGCACGCGTCGCGGGCGTGATCGCGGCCGAGCTCGGTGTCGACCCACACCTGCTGCAGACCACCCTGCAGCATCACATCACCGATCTGCTGACGGAGGCCGCCGATCGCTTCGATCCCCCAGGCCTCGGCGGAGATCGGCAGCCGGACGCGTGAGCATGTGCGGCGGCGCATGGGCGCGATGCTGCGCCCGCCGCCGCAGCTCACGGTCTCGGAGTGGGCCGAACGGCACCGCATCCTGGGTTCGCGCGCCTCCTCCGAACCAGGCCCCTGGCGCACCAGCCGCACACCGTATCTGCGCGCGATCATGGACGCCCTCTCGGCGGTGCATCCCGCCCGCCGGGTCGTGTTCATGAAGGGCGCGCAGACCGGCGGCACGGAGGGGGGAAACAACTGGTTGGGCTACATCCTGCACCACGTCCCCGCGCCCGTGCTTGCGGTGCAGCCTACCGTCGAGCTGGCGAAGCGGTTCTCGCGCCAGCGCATCGACCCGCTGATCGAGGAGACGCCGGTGCTGCGCGAGCGCGTCGCACCGGCGCGCGCCCGCGACTCCGGCAACACGCTGCTCTCCAAGGAATTCCCCGGCGGCATCCTGGTGATGACCGGGGCGAACAGTGCCGTGGGCCTGCGCTCGATGACGGCGCGGTTCCTGTTCCTCGACGAGATCGATGCCTATCCGGGCGACGTCGAGGGCGAGGGCGACCCGATCGCGCTCGCGGAGGCCCGCGCCCGCACCTTCGGCTGGCGGCGCAAGACCTTCCTGGTCTCGACGCCGACCATCACCGGGCTGTCGCGCATCGAGCGCGAGTACCTCGCCTCCGACCAGCGCCGGTTCTTCGTGCCGTGCCCGCAGTGCGGGACGATGCAGGTCCTGACCTTCGAGCGGCTCCGGTGGGAGAAGGGCAATCCGCGCTCGGTGGCGTATCGCTGCGAGACCTGCGACGGCGCGGTCGAGGAGCACCACAAGACGGCGATGCTCGCCGGCGGCGAGTGGCGCGCCACTGCGGTCGCCGAGGATCCGCACACGATCGGCTTCCACATCTCGGCGCTCTACTCCCCGGTCGGGTGGCTGTCATGGGAGCAGATCGCGCGCGATTGGGAGGCCGCGCAGGGCAAGCCCGAGGATCTGAAGACGTTCAAGAACACAGTGCTGGGCGAGACCTGGCAGGAGAGCGGCGACGCGCCGGACTGGCAGCGGCTGTATGAGCGCCGCGAGGATTGGCCGATCGGCATCGTGCCGGCGGGCGCGCTGTTCCTCACCGCCGGCGCCGACGTGCAGCGCGACCGGATCGAGGTCTCGATCTGGGCCTGGGGGCGCGGCCTCGAGAGCTGGTTCGTCGATCACGTCATCATCGACGGGGGCCCCGATCGGGCTCCCATCGAACAGAGTTCGATGGGGTCCCGTCACGCCGGCACCTGGGCGAGCCTGACCGCGCTGCTCGGCCGCACCTGGTCGCACGCCAGCGGGGCACGGCTTGGATTGGCGAAGCTTGCCATCGACACCGGCTACGAGGCGCCGGCGGTGTATGCCTGGGCGCGCCGTGCCGGGCATGCCCAGGTGGTGCCGGTGAAGGGCGTGGACGGGTTCAACCGCGCCGCGCCGATCGTCGGGCCGAGCTACGTCGATGTGACCGAGGGCGGGCGCAAGCTGCGCCGCGGTGCGCGGCTCTGGACTGTCGCCGTCGCCACCTTCAAGAGCGAGACGTATCGCTTCCTGCGGCTCGGCCGTCCCACCGATGAGGAGATCGCGGCCGGGATCGTGTACCCGGCCGGCTACGTGCACCTGCCGCGCGGCATGGAAGCGGAGTGGGTGAAGCAGCTGGTGGCGGAGCAGCTGGTGAGCGTGCGCACCAAGCGCGGCTTCGCCCGGCTCGAGTGGCAGAAGCTGAGGGAGCGGAACGAGGTCCTCGACTGCCGCGTGTATGCGCGTGCTGCGGCGTGGATCGCCGGCGCCGACCGTTGGACCGAGGCGACCTGGCGTGATCTCGAAGCGCAGGTCGGGCTCCGGGCTCCCGTCGCGGCAAGCCGCGACGGGGACCCGTCATCGCGCTCGCGCGATGGGGACCCGGTCGCGCCCAGTGACGGCGATGACATGCCAGCACCAGTGGCATCCAAACAGCCGGATGCCGGCGATCCCGTGCCGCCCTCTGCCGGCATGCTCCGCCGTCGTGTGCTGCGCGGCCGGCGCGTGTTCACCCCGTCCTATCTGCGCTGAGGTGCTGCCGTGACGATCGAGCAGATGACGGCGCGGCGCGATGCACTGCTGGAGGCGCGCTGGCGCGGCGTGCGCACGGTCGACATCGACGGACGGCGCATCACCTACGCCACCGACACCGAGATGGCCGCCGCGATCGCCGACCTGGAGCGCCGCATCGCGGATGCGTCCGCAGGCGCGCGGCGCCGCATCGTCCGCACCGCCGCGAGCAAGGGGCTCTGAGCGATCGTGCTCGCCACACTCTCGCGCTGGCGCCGGCGCGTCGGCGCGCTGCTCGGCGGGTTCGAGGCAGGCGAGGCGACCCGCCGGCTGCGTCACTTCCAGCCCAGCCGCGCGCATCTCAACACGCTGATTGCCGCCGCCGGCGCAGACATCACCGCGCGCGCGCGCTGGCTGGTGCGCAACAACGGCTACGCCAGCAACGCCATCGAGTCCTGGGCCGGGAACGTCGTCGGCAACGGCATCAAGCCGTCCTCGCTGATCACCGACAGCGCGCTCAAGGCCACGGTCCAGCGGCTCTGGCTGGACTGGACCGACGAGAGCGACGCGGAGGGCTTCACCGACTTCTACGGCCAGCAGCGCCGTGCGGCGCGCGAGGTGTTCATCGCCGGCGAGGTGTTCCTGCGCTTCCGCCCGCGCCGGCCGGAGGACGGGCTCGCGGTGCCGCTGCAGATCCAGATGCTGCCCGCGGAGATGCTGCCGCTGCACCGTAACGAGCGGACAGCCAACGGCACCATCCGCCAGGGCATCGAGTTCGACCGGATCGGCCGCAGGGTGGCGTACCACTTCCTGCGCCGCCACCCCGGCGACGTGACGGACCCGGGAGTCTCGGGCGAGACCGTGCGCGTGCCGGCCGCGGAGGTGATCCACGTGATCGACCCGGTCGATGCCGGACAGCTGCGCGGCATCTCCCGGTTCGCCCCGGGGATCGTGAAGCTGTTCCTGCTCGACCAGTACGACGACGCCGAGCTCGACCGGAAGAAGGTCGCGGCGATGCACGCGCTGTTCATCACTACGCCCGCACCGGCCGAGCCGTTCGACATCGCCGAGAGCGATGGCGCGGACGGCGAGCGGACCATGGACCTGCAGCCGGGCCAGGTGGTGATGCTGGAGCCCGGCGAGGAGATCCAGACCTCCGCGCCGGCGGACGTGGGTCAGACCTACGAGCCGTTCCAGTACCGCACGCTCCTTCAGGTCTCGGCGGCTCTGGGGGTTCCCTACGCCTACCTCTCCAACGACATGCTGAAGGCGAACTATTCGAACTCGCGGCTCGCCTTGCTCGAGTTCCGCCGGCGCATCGAGGCGTACCAGCACGCGGTGATGGTGTGGCAGATCTGCCGGCGCGTCTGGGCGCGCTGGATGGACGTCGCCGTGCTCTCGGGTGCGCTGCCGATCCCGGACTACGAGCGGAACCGGCGGGAGTACGTCGCCTGCGCCTGGCTGCCGCCGCGCTGGGACTGGGTGGATCCGCTGAAGGACGCGCGCGCGGAGATCGAGCAGATCATCGCCGGGCTGAAGAGCCGCACCCAGGCGCTCGCCGAGCGCGGCTACGACGCCGAGCAGGTGGATGCCGAGATCGCCGCCGACCGCGCGCGCGAGCAGAAGCTCGGGCTCGTGTTCAACGGCATGCCGCCGGCCGGCGGTGAGACCACCACCGAGGAGGACGCTACGGCTGCAACGCCCGCATGACCGCCTGCGGGTCGCGATCGATCGCCATCAGCAGCGCGCGCGCCGGCCCTTCCGGCACCCGCCGGCCCTGCTCCCAGTTGCGCAGCGTGTGCGGGCTGATGTGGAACGCCTTGGCGAAGCGGTCCTGCGACAGCCCGGTCTTGGCGCGGATGGTTGCGACGTCGAGGGGACGCAGCATCCGCACCCGCCCCGTGCGCAGCCCGGCCTTCAAGTCGACGTCGCCGGTGACCGTGCGATCCGCCCGGGCATGACGGGCGATCTCCCTCTCGGTCGTGGCCGCGATCCGCTTGCGGTCCACGCGCGCCCGCCGGCGCGCCTCCTCACTCGACAGCTTCACGATAGGCATCGCGTTCTCTCCGGTTCGCGAGACGGGCGGAGATGATCCGGCGCGCCGCGCTGCGCCAAGTGTAGACGACGAACAGGACGTCCTCGTCAGCCTGCCCGATCGCCAGGATGCGTCGCTCGCCGTAGTCCTGCCGCACGTCGTCCCATTCGAGCGTGGGACCGTCGAAGATCAAGGCGGCATAGGCGAAATCGAAGCCGCGCTCGCGGAGGTTCGCCTCGCTCTTCGCTTCGTCCCACTCGAACACGGCAGATATCTAAGCCAATGACTGACCTAAGTCAACGGCGGAGTCCCCTGTCCGCCTCTCGTGCCGAGGTCCCATGACATCCCTGCAGACGGCGCTCATCCGGCTCACCAGCCGGCCGCTGGCGATCGCGCCGCGCGCACTCGAGACGCTGCTCGCGGCGAGCCGCGTTGCCCTCGTGCCGCAGAGCAGCGAAACGACGCGCGGTCGCGGCTACGCCGTCAGCGATGCCGGCATCGCGGTGGTACCGGTGCTCGGCCCGCTGGTCGCGCGTGGCGACTGGCTGACCGAGTTGTTCGGCGCGTCCGTCTATGGCGCGGTCGAGGAGGCGGTCGAGGCCGCGCTGGCCGATCCGTCGGTGCGCGGCGTGGTGATGGAGATCGACTCCCCCGGCGGCGAGGTCGCCGGCATGTTCGATCTGGCCGACCGTCTCACCTCGCTGCGCGGCTCCGTGGGCAAGCCGCTCTGGGCCGTGGCGAGCGAGAGCGCGACCTCGGCGGCCTATGCGATCGCCAGCACGGCGGAGCGCATCTACGTCACCCGGACCGGCGAGGTCGGGTCGATCGGTGTGGTCGCCGCGCACGTCGATCAGAGCGGTGCCGATGCCAAGGCGGGTCTGGCGTGGACGTTCATCCACGCCGGCGCGCGCAAGGTCGACGGCAACCCGCACGAGCCTCTCTCCGATCCGGCCCGTGCGGCGATTAAGGCGGACGTGGATGCTCTATACGGCGAGCTTGTCGGCCTGGTCGCGCGCAATCGCAACCTGACGCCCGAGGCGGTGCGGGCAACGGAGGCGGCGATCTATCGCGGCCGTGCGGGCATCTCCGCGGGTCTCGCTGATCGCATCGGCACCGTCGAGACCGCACTCGCGGACATGACCACCACGCTCGCGGCTCCGCCGAGCCGGCGCAGCGCCACCACGCGGGACCCCATCGCGGCGTGCCGCGATGGGACCCGCCAGACCCCTTCGAGGAGAGTGACGATGACCCATCCGGTCGAACCCGACGACGCACCCACGGCACAGACGCAGGACCAGCCGCCGCAGGAGACGCAGGAGGCGATTCCTCCTGTTACGACGGCGCCCGATGATGCCGCCGCACGTGCCGCGGCCGCGGAGATCGCCGAGGTGGCGGCGCAGGCCGCACGGCTCGGCGTCACGGTCGATGCAGCGGACGCGATCCGCCGTGGCATCGCCGCCCACGCGCTGCGCCGCTCGGTCCTCGACACGCTTACCTCGCGCGCCGAGGCGAGCGCGGTGATCGCCGCCGCACCCAAGCCGGGCAGTGCCGACGAAAGCCCGATCGTCCGGCGTGCGCGCGAGCGCGCCGCCGCAGCACGCAGCTGATCAGGAGACCCAACCCATGCCCGTTCTGACCAAGGATCCGACGCTCGGCGACCTGCTGAAGTACGAGCTCAACGGCAACTACACCCGCGAGGTCGTGACCCTGAAGGGCGGCACCAACTATCCGCTCGGTGCCGTGCTCGGCAGGATCACCGCCTCCGGCATCTACCGCTTCTCGCCCGCCGCCACGGTGACCGGTGACGAGGGGGCGGAGACCGCGGTCGCGGTGCTGATCGAGCCGGTCGATGCCACGGCCGGCGACCGTAGCGGCCTCGTGGTCGCGCGTGGCCCGGCGATCGTCTCGAAGGGCGCGCTGGTGTTCGACGCCTCGGTCGACCAGCCCGCCGAGATCGCCGCCAAGCACGCCGAGCTCAGCGCCGCCGGCGTCGTCCCGCGCGACACCGCGTAGCCCAGCCCGCTCCGACCCGATCACCAGCGGCGCCCTCGTGGCGCCGCTTCTGTTTTCCCGCACAGGAGGCCGACCGATGGTCGCCATCATCAATCCGTTCGACGCCGGGGGGTACTCGCTCGCCGAGATGACCCAGGCCATCAATATCCTGCCCAACGTCTACACCCGCCTCGGGCAGATGGGCCTGTTCCGCTTCGACGGCGTCACCCAGCGCTCGGTGATCATCGAGCAGGCCGAGGGGGTGCTGAACCTGCTGCCCACCGTGCCGCTCGGCGGACCGGCCACGGTCGCCAACCGCGACCTCCGCTCGATGCGCTCCTTCACCGTGCCCTGGATCCCCCACGACGACGTCATCACCCCCCA